ACAGGTTTTCACTGTTTGATTTACATTTGCCCAGTGAAGGCAATCTTTGCGATGTGCGAAGCAACGTTTGAACCGGCTTTCACGATAGTCGTCGTCCAATCAGGGTAGTTCTGGTCCAAGTAAAGTAGGACCCTCTCGAGGTAACCATCCGGATGGATGGCCTTCGGAATAGGTTGAACCATTCCGGTAGAAGCTCGAGGTTTCCATTCGATGTTCTGACGAATGGTGAACGTCCAATCAGACATATCTGACACGTCGCGAAATACTAGTCCCATCAACCGTGGTCCGACCATGTCGGCTCTCAGACTGATACCTGTAACGGTGGACCCGACGGTTCCTAGAACCAAGGGCCCTTCGTAGGTGCTCCTGAATTGGGCACTCATATCAGTCGGTCGCCAGACAACTTCTTCGGTATCCAAGGATATACGTTTCGTCTTGGGACAGTATTGCATCAGCTCCGACACTGAAATGGGGTCACCATCGCCTGCATCCAACAGCACGCTGGCTGGTAGATTCTCCAGAAAACCTATCTCTCCTGCTGAACTATCCATTCTTCCGAAATAGGAAGCGCGGATACACGCTGAGACAGTTCTGGTTCCCGAGACAATCCCCGTATCATCAGCCCATCCAGCCGCCCCTATGACTAACCCCTGGCCATTGACGGCGTCAGAGGTCACCCCTCGGGCAAAAGGCTGAACAGTTGAATTAAACGGACTCGTTGTCGGGTCATCGGTGGTGAACAACACTGCATTGCAATGATTGGAGCCATCGGAAGTGTACATGGGATCCCAAACTATGTACCCACTCGTGTTGTCATTAGCAGCCCCGACATCAACACGCGTCTGGAATGCTTGCATGATTCCTTCTGCAGTTGAATACGGGTTTTGCGACAAATCCGCACGACATGGGTCAGACAGCGCCAAGGCCATCTTCTTCAGTTCGGCATTACCTCTTCCGTTTCGCTTTCGCCGTTTAGCACTACGACCGAGGGCCTTGCTGGCCTTCCTCTTTCTACTTCTTGGCATGTTTTGGTGTTTTGGGTGGGCTTTACTCGAAAGCAAAGCTAGCAAACTTAGTTTGTTACGGTCCGCGGAGCCCGCAACACACATGTTCCAGAAGAGGTGAATGAACAAACTCAACCAGAACCCAAACTTCAACTCAATTACACCTAGCAATAGGTGCATTGCCAGGTTAAGCCAGTCGTGGTACACAGAAGATTCCAATATCCCGATGGCTAGCGAAAACCAAAGCGGGAATGTAAATCTAAGAATCTCCTCCATCAAAACAGGTAATACATCAGCACACAGACTCACCGGTTTCATTCTCCTTTCTGCAGTCTTGAGAAGTCCCTGCTCATTATAGTTCGCTTCACCCCAGTCGGTCGTAATGACCCGACTAGCAGCATGCGACTTAAGCATAATAGGGAACCCTTCTCTCAACTCACAAGCCAGTTCACTCAACTCATGGTCCGATAAGTCGTACTTCAAACGCAACCATATTTCCGTTTCAACGGTTGCTTTGATTTCACTATCAGTGTACTCGTTATAAGCACCTCTGACCATGTCGACTTGACCAAACCGATCAAGATAAACTGGGTTCTCGTATATCCAATTGAAGTATGGTAGAAACCCGAATGTCTGTTGCATTCCTTTCAAAATGCCTGCAAACTGGTCCTTGACTTCATCTTCCTTGAACTGCGTGTTCTTGCACCAGAAAGTCTTGGCCAACATCTTGCCGGGTCTGGGAACCAAGCAATACGTAGACCTTCCTTCGTGCTCGCAAGGAATGAAATACGATGAACAGAATTCAACGGTAAATTCGTCAGACTCGGCCAACTTCGTTATGAAACCAAGAGAGTCCATCGACTCAATAATTTCACCGAAGACCGTGTCAGGTACGTCAGAATTCAAGAAAAGAACAGCATCGTCACCTTTCACCAGGATACCCTTGAGATGTTCGCGAGCAACACTCAAGAACAATGAGAGTGTTAATACCGTGTTACCGAGAAGCGTTTCAGAACGACCGCTGAGGCGTAAGCCTTTGCAGTCATATTTGAATCCTTTCCGCGTCGTAACTGATATGAACTCAGTGTCCAGCAACATGCGTGAACACACGAACTCAGGGACTCCGCAGAGTCTGAAGAAATGAACTATCAGACTCAATGCTTCGCTCCGCTGGGTGGAATCATACTGGGAAAAATCACTAGTCGCCAATCGGGAATCCTCTTTGAAATCTTCATAGAACTGCCCTATTTCAAGGGAGTCTCCATGAATCGGGAAACAAATCCAATCAGGCAACAAGTGTGGTAAAGCTTCTCCAATCGGAATCAACCATCGACCCACCGTATAATTCAACACAACATTACTTGCATGGATAGGGCGGGGTGGTTTAACAATTGGATAGAATTCAGCTTTGAGGAACAACTGAGATGCGTTCCACTCTCGTGGTTCAAGCACCTCGTCCTTCAAGTCCAAGTACTCCTTGCGGAGCTTTTCCTGTTTAGCTGTGGGGAAACGACTCACCCATTCCTCGAAAGTTAGAGGAGTGAGGTCCATCAAGCTCGCGGCTTCCACAAGTTCCGGCGGTAGTTCGACATCGAAATCAACGTCTTCCTTTGTTTCAGCCAGCACCTTGTGTTGAACGCAAGCGTGGTAATTGTGCGCGCACCGACGTGGAATCATCGGCACGTGATCTGGATGGAACACCATTGGATAAGCACGCATGCCAGGACGGCAAGGCTCTTCATCCAACACAGGGTGTTTGTACCTAAGGACCTTCCTCTCGGAAAGATTCCTCAACTCACATCCTTTTGCACAAAAGTCGTACAGCTTGTAGACACTTAACGGCAACATATCCTGGAATTCGTCGCTCCCTCTTCTAAAGCAGGAAGCAAACAAAATCAAACCAGTCAATAACCCTGTTATAGGCAGCCAATAGTCTGCAACGAGTGCCTCAATCGATCCAACCTGCAACTCAGTAGCAAACCCATCCATTTGAAAGGCTGAGTATGCGAGTATTAAAAAGGCTAGGACCAACGATACAACTCCAAGATGCAAACTGGGCATTCGGAACTCTAGGGCGTGGTTATGGTATGCTGCGTTGAACCTGGTAACCCATCCCGGGCGGGAAAGGACTCTCTCTCTATTCATGAAGTATTCATCAGCCATCCGCACCAGTAACTCTAGGTCCAATCCCTTGGCGAGTCCCTTGCGGGTTACTCTAGCCAAATACGTCTCTCTTGACTTAGACGTGATCGGGGCCCCAGGCCTGATGCATTGCTTAATAACTTCAGTGTACAATACCGTAGAAAGTTCTTCCTTGACCTCTTCAGGAAATTCGCGGATTTCAACCAACTGGTCACTGGCGACGAACCTGTAGACTACCACGTCCTCGAACCTTCGCTCAGTTTCCCAAACTAAGGTCCCAGAACGACTAGTGTAGACACCATCATCAAGCCAAGCCATATCCCCATGGATGTAGGGTTGGCTGTTACCTTTGGCTAAAACTTTCACTAATCCCTCATGCTTCACATAACTCATCTCTCCATGCATTAAATCACCACTACGTTCAGTATAACGGTGAACCACTGCGAAGTGGATGGGGAGATCCTGAGTAAGGAGCCGGGTCAGAATTTCTTCTGGTTGTATGTAATACAGAGAGTGTACCGACATTGACGCAACAAATTGATGACATGAACAGTCACTCCAATGATTCCTGCAGTAATTCTCTCCGTCAACTCCTTTCAGAGCAAATGCACGGATCAAATCCTTGGCCTCAAACTGGGGTACGCAACTGTGCATGTACCAACGCTTGTTGTTGTAATGTCTGTTCACTGACCCACCCACGTCACAAATCCTACCGGCATTGATGCCGGCGCTCCTAGCTTCCCGCTGAATAGCCGAGATGCAGTGTGCTTCAGCGATACTCCTAAAAGCAGCGCATAAAGGATGTTCGTTAAACCTATTATACATGTGCACATCTTCCAACTTTGTGGGGTGGTACTTAGAGAGCACTCCAACAGTCGTTTCATTATGGTGCAATGAATGCGGTATGTAGTAGGTGATTTGGTCATTGAAACTAAATTGGTTCTTAATCTCATCGACAGGAAACTTAACTTGTGCAATCGCTGGGAACTTAT